GCAGTCAATCTGATTTATGGGAACAACAATACCGCTTCAAGCATTGCTAGCGCATTCATCGCGATAATCCCTGCCTCTATCTACATCTACCAGAAGTTCAAGCTGAGAATTGCATCTGCGGACTCTAATAGTGACGGAAAGATTTCTGTGGAGGAACTTGCTGCTGCTATTAAGATTGCTTTCGAAGATAGCAATGCAGAACTGAAAACAGCATCAGATGCTATAGGGACTATTGTTGATGTCATTTCAAAGAATACAAGTGTCTCAACGTCAAACAGTGGTACAACTTAACTTCTATAAAAGGAGAATTTTGTATGATAAAGTTCAGACAAAAGGGTGATTTCTCTAAACTGACACGTTTCTTGGAGAAAGCCAAAGAGACTGTACGTCTCGGAGATCTCGACAAGTACGGTCGGGAGGGAGTAGCCGCCCTTGCGTCTGCAACACCTGTCGATTCCGGTCTCACAGCTGATTCGTGGCGTTATGAGATAACCAACAAACAAGGATCGGCAAAGATTACTTTTTATAACTCAAATATTCAAAATGGAGTTCCAATTGCCATTATTCTACAGTATGGTCATGGAACTCGAAACGGCGGCTGGGTACAGGGGCGAGACTACATCAATCCTGCTATCCAGCCTATTTTTGACAAAATCGTAAATGAAGCATGGAGGGAGGTTACTAAGCTATGAGCAGGACAATCGATTCAAGAGTTGTTGAGATGCAGTTTGACAATAAACAATTTGAGTCAAATGTCAAAACCACAATGTCAACTCTTGATAAACTTAAACAAAGTTTGAATCTGACCGGAAGTTATGACAGTATGTCAGGACTTAGCGGGGCTGTAGAATCAGTTCGTATGAAGTTTTCGGCTCTTGAGGTCATGGCAGTAACAGCCCTCGCAAATATCACCAATTCTGCGATTAATGCCGGAAAGAGGATCGTTTCAGCTCTAACTATTGATCCGATAAAGGCTGGTTTCTCAGAGTATGAAACTAAGATCAACGCTATCCAGACGATCATATCCAATACTGCGAGTAAGGGTACGACCATGAAGGATGTTACGCGAGTCATCGAAGAGTTAAATACATATGCTGATAAGACGATTTACAACTTCGCTGAGATGACCCGCAATATCGGTACCTTCACGGCTGCTGGAGTTGGTTTGGAAGAATCAGCAAAAGCCATTCAAGGTATTGCTAACTTAGCGGCAGCATCCGGTTCGTCTTCACAGCAGGCATCAACGGCAATGTACCAGCTTTCTCAGGCATTAGCAACTGGTACGGTAAAACTTATGGACTGGAATTCGGTCGTCAATGCTGGTATGGGTGGCGAGAAGTTTCAGGAAGCTCTTAAGCAGACAGCTAGAGAACATGGAATTGCTGTAGACCAAATTATCGAAGCAAATGGTTCGTTTAGAGACTCGTTGCAAGAAGGATGGCTTTCCGCTGATATTTTGAATCAGACTTTGAATAAATTCACCGTCGATGGTGCGACTAATTACGCCAAGAGTATGATGGAGTCTGGAAAATGGACTCAGGAGCAGGCTGATGCTCTTATTACTGAAGCTCAAGCCATGGAAGATGCCGCCACTAAAGTCAAGACTTTTACTCAGTTATGGGACACTTTGAAGGAAGCTGCTGGTTCTGGCTGGGCTAAGAGTTGGGAAATCATTATTGGTGACTTCGAGGAAGCTAAAGCTCTTTTGACCGAAATCAGTGGTGTATTCGGCGGTCTCATCGATAAATCAGCAGATGCTCGAAATGAAATGTTGCAGTTCTGGAAAGACAATGGTGGTCGTGCAGCACTTATTGATTCGTTTAGAAACTCGTTTGAAGCATTGGGACGAGTTTTAAAACCTATTGGAGAAGCTTTTAGAGAAATCTTTCCCTCAATGACTGGAGCAAATTTAGTCAGTATTACCGAGGGGATTAAGAACTTCACTGAAACCCTCAAAATAGGAGACGAAACTGCAAAAAACATTAAGGACACATTCAAAGGTTTCTTCGCTCTTCTTGATATTGGTAAGATGGCTTTAACCGCAATTGCTGAAGGTCTTATTTCTCTCGTTAAAGCATTGTTTCCGGTTACTGGTAGTTTTCTTTCGGTAACCGGTGGTGTTGGAGATTTTATAGTTGCTATTCGTGATGCATTAAAGTCTTCGGATACATTCAATGTTGCAATTCAAAACATCGGTAAAGTCTTAAAACCAGTCGCAGAAGGAATTGTAATGTTTACTGATCTGATAGCAAATGCATTTAAAGCTGTCAGGGTACCAGACATGACTGGTATTGATGAGTTCACTGGACAAATAGAAAAAAGATTTCAACCCTTAATTAAACTGGGTGAAGCTTTTAAAAGTTTCCTTTCTTTCTTCTACAATCTAGCATCTACAATCGGTGAGATACTTAGTGGATTGAGTGCCAGTATATTTAAATCACTAAATGACTCTAATTTCAATTCTATATTTGATTTCATAAACAGCGGCTTATTTGCTGCAATATTATATGGAATTAAAAAGTTCGTAGATTCACTAACCAAAATAACAGATAGTGCTGGAGGATTCTTATCTGGTATTACCGGTATCTTTGATGGAGTTAGAGGTTGTCTTGAAGCTTATCAGTCCAATTTAAAAGCGAATGTATTATTAAAAATTGCTATATCTATTGGCATACTAGCTGCTGCATTGTTAACTATATCAATGATAGATTCCGAAAAACTTACAGTTTCATTAGGCGCTATGACGATAATGTTTGTAGAACTATTTGCCGCTATGTCAGCGTTTAGCACTCTTACTGGACCTCGTGGTTTTTTAGCGATGACAAAAATCACAACTGGAATGATAGGTTTATCAGTAGCAGTTCTTATACTTGCATCGGCAATGAAGAAGTTGGGTAATCTTGATTGGGATGGTGTAATTAAAGGCCTTGCTGGTGTAGCGGGTTTATCTGTTATATTAATACAAACCTCAAAAGCATTAGAAACAAGTTCGAAAAGTCTGATATCAGCGTCCGTAGGTTTTATAATATTTGGTACAGCAATCCTAATCCTTACTCAAGCTGTAAAACAGTTAGGGGGTCTAGACCTTGCTGACTTAGCCAAAGGATTAGTCGGAGTCGGTGTCTTGATGGCTGAGTTAGTGTTATTTATGAAGGTTGCTGATCTAAGTGGAATGGGAGCAATAAAAAGTGTCGGAATTCTACTTTTATCAGCTGCCATAACTGTTTTAGCCGGTGCAGTAAAGAAATTAAGCAGTATTAATCTTGGTGATTTGGTTAAAGGGCTTTCCGGACTTGCGGTTATGTTAACTTCTATTGCAATATTTATAAACGTTGCCGGTAACGCTAAAAATGTAATCGCAACAGCAGCTAGCTTAACCATTCTAGGTATTGCTATGAACATATTTGCGGCTGCTATCATAAAGATGGGCAATATGACATGGGAAGAAATGAGCAGAGGATTGATATCCTTAGGCTCAGCTCTTGCTATTGTGACATTGGCTTTTATAGCACTACCTAAAAACATGTTTATACAATCACTCGCTTTGCTAGACGTCGCTGGAGCTATGATGATTCTGGCACAGGCGTTGAAAGTATTAGGCGGAATGTCTTGGCAAGAGATAGCAAAGAGTTTAACGGCATTAACTGTTTCTTTAGGGGTTATTATAGGCGCTTTTGTTCTACTATCGAAAACAAGTTCAATAGTTGATTCCCTTGCTTTTAGTGTTCTTACTATCTCAATTGTTATGTTAGCTGGGGCATTAAAAACGATTGGATCAATGTCTTTAGCGCAGATCGGAATAGCTTTGCTTGGATTAGCTGGAGCGTTTACAGTTATTGGCGTAGCTGCAATGTTATTAGCACCAGTAATTCCAGCTATATTAGGGCTGGCTGCAGCTATTGCGTTATTGGGTATAGGTGTTGCAGCGATTGGTGGCGGTATATTAGCATTATCAGCAGGATTGGCTGCCTTAGCAGTAGCTGGCACAGCTGGCACAGTGGCATTAGTAGCGCTTGTAACTGGTCTTATAGGATTAATTCCAACGACTATCAAAATGATTGGTGAAGGTATAGTAGCCTTCGCTGAGGTTATTGCCGGAGCTGGCCCAACAATTCTTGCTGCGATCACAACGGTTTTAACCGCTCTTATTGATGCGATTATAGTCATTATTCCAAAAGTCGTCGACGCGTTCCTACTTCTAATAACATCTTTGTTAGAGTCGTTAACCAATTACCTTCCTCGAATTATGCAAGCTGGTATGGATATACTCATAAGCTTTCTACAAGGAATTGCATTGATGATTCCTGACGTCATTCAAGCCGGTATCGACATAGTTATTAGTCTTATCGATGGGTTAGCTCAGGGTATAGAAGAAAATGCTCCTCGTATCAGAGATGCGTTTATTCATTTGTTCGAATCATTATTGAAAGCTGTATTGGTATTCCTAGGCATTAATTCGCCTTCTAAAGTGTTTGCTGATATTGGTATGAATATTATTCAAGGTCTTATTAATGGTATCGGTAATATGCTTTCTGATGCGACTCAAGCCATAGTCAATGTTGTAACTGGTTTAGTTTCAGCTATAGCCAATAAAATGGGAGAGTTTTTTACAAAAGGTAAGGAATCAATGACCAACTTCAAAAATGGCATTTCCAATAAACTCTCTGATATTAAGGATGCGGCTATAAACATAGTATCAAATGTTTTATCTGGTATCGGTGGAAAATTATCCGAGTTTACCTCAATGGGTAGTAATTTGATTAACGGATTAAAGAGAGGTATACAGAACGCAGCGGGTAGTGTTGTTTCAGCTGCGAGAGGAGTTGTGTCTGATGCTATTTCCGCAGCTAAGAATCTGTTAGGCATCCATTCACCTTCTAAAGTGTTTGCTGATATTGGTAAATACTCTGACGAAGGCTTTATTCAAGGTTTAAAAAGCTACTCTTCTAAAGTTGTAGACGCATCTGAGGACGTTGGGAAAGGCGCTATTGATGGAATATCTAGTGCAATTTCGGGAATAACAGATGCTTTGAACTCTGATATGGATATGGAGCCGACGATCCGACCGGTACTTGATTTGTCTGCTATAACAAGTGGCGCTGATGAAATTAACGGATTGCTTTACTCGAAAAGATCAATCGAATTAGCCGGAAAAACCAGTATGGGCATGAACAACTTTGCGTCCGATAATCAAAGTAACATCGTATCAGACAACAATAACGTAGTAAAAGCAATAGGAGAACTTCGTAATGACATGTCGGTTTTGGCCAATACCATGAGTAAACTAAAGATCGTGATGGATACCGGTTCATTAGTTGGAGCCATTGTAGGTCCTTTGGATTCTTCTTTTGGGCAACGAGTAATATACGAAGGAAGGGGGATTTAACAATTGTACCATTCAATTACTTTCGGAGATAAAAATACATGGGACGATTGGCAGATTGTTTCTTCCTCACGTCCGGTATTTAATCCTCCATCGTTAAAAAGAAAACTTCTAGATATACCCGGTGCAGATGGTTCTATTGATTTGTCAGAATCACTCACCAGGTATCCGGTTTATGAAAACCGAGAGGGTAGTTTAGAATTTATTGTCATGAATGGTTATAAAGAATGGTATCAAGCTTATTCTGACATTATGGATTATTTACATGGACGAACTATGCGAGCTATTTTGGAGGACGATCGGGAATATTTCTATGAAGGCCGCTTTACTATTAACGAATGGAAAAGCAGCAAAGATAGATCAAGGATTATTATTGATTATAATCTTGGTCCATATAAATGGCTTACTCATGCATCATTAGATGACTGGGAATGGGACATTTTCAACTT